GAGGGGTGGGGTTGGGCAGTCCGGGTCTTCAGAGATGTCCTCCGAGGTCTGGGTGAGGATCAGCGCGGAAGTGTTCGGATCTCCTGTCCACTCCGCGTTCGGGAATGTCTCGTCGAACGGCTCGGTCGCGACCGGGCCTCGCTGGATCATGAGTCCATCCATGTTCACCTGGCCGCCTGTCACCAGAGACGTAGGCGTGAAGACCGAGGCAGATATGGTCACCAGGTCCACGTTGTCAGGCAGCACGAGGGTGTGCTCCACCCGGTACCAGGTATCCACTGCGTCCACGTCCAGGTCACCCGAATAGACGATGGAAGAGAAGTCGCCCGCGAACACGACGATGTCCCATGTGTACTCCCCTAGTGAGTCTGGGTCATCGGTGAGCACGTAGAAACTGACCGTCAGCTCCTCCCCCTGCGCGGGGGTTGGGCCAGAGGTCACGTTGTCGATGATGTAGAAGGCGTCAATGCTGTCGACCCTGCCAACCCCTGCTTCGGCAGTGGCGCTGAACACGTACTGCCCGACCCGCGCGTCAACAAGGAAGTCAGTCCGACCCGATGAGACAGAGTCGCCTGTGGCGAACCAGTCTTCATCGTCCGTCTCCAGCGAGGGGTTGTACATGTAGTTAATGATCTGAGGGAGGCCATCCTCAGAGCACGTCACATCCGGGACGGTCACCGAGGTGCCAGTTGGCAGGCCCCCAGCGAAGATCGGGTTGCGGTACTTGAACGGGTTCCCGGCCCGCAGGGAGTAGGTGATCTCTGCCATGACGCCACAGGAGGCACGGCGCAGGTTCGTCAGGATCGGCCCTTGCGACGCCTTGACCTCGTACATCGTGCGTGCCTGGAATCGGCCTGGCTGAGGCTCCGTCGCGTCAGTCTGAAGGATCTCCTCGACCATGAACTGGTCGATGTCCCACCGGACGCTGCCGAAGGACCCTAGCTCCAGGTCGGAGCCAGGGTGGAACGCGATGACAGACGAAGTGGACAGGGCGTTGAACTCGACAGTCCAGTAGTGCGTGAGGCTGGTCGGGTTCTCGGTGTAGGTCGCCACCGCCCCGTCGCTATTGCTGATCGTCACGAACGGGTTGACCGACTGCACAGGGTCGACGTCTGTCTCGCTCCAGCCCTCATGGAACTCGATCAGCATCCGATACCGCGAGCCGGGGTTCAGGCCGAACGCGGTCCGCTCTACGCCGTGGTCGGTCGTGTAGGTGGCGGTGTCCTCGAAAGGGACCTGAGCGCGCGTAGTCACCGCGTTCTGCTCTGTGTCCGGCCCGAAGTGCCATGTCACCTGCATGTTGCTGGGTGCTAGATGTGTCCAGCCGTCAGACGGCGGAACGACGTTGTAGCCCGACGTGAAGGCGACCACGCCAGGTCGCGACACGCGACGGATGAGCAGTTCGTTGATGAGGAGCAGGTCCACCACGACACCCGTGTTCTGGGTGGGGGTGATCGACAGGAAGATCGAGTCCGTGCGGGGAATGAAGTCCAGGACGACAGGTTCGGTCGGAGGGTCGCCAGCCCAGCCTGCCACCGTCTCGTAGTCGATCTCCTGATCAGTGCTGGAGATGGAGGCGTCTGGGGTGCCCTCCCACCTGAATCCAGCGGTGTAGCCGTCGAAGTACGAACCGACGTCAGCAACCTCGACCTCGGCCGAACCTTCGAAGCCAGCGGTCATCCGGTGCGGCGCGTACACGATCGGATCGGCGGGTGCGCGAAGTGAGTCGTAGTAGTCCTGGTCAGCCGACTCGAACTGAAGCAGGAGCCCCGTGGAGTCGTAGATGTCTCCTACTTCGATCTCGTCACCACCGCCGGGGCCGCCTACGGCGAGCCACACGTACGCCTGCTCTCCGTCCTCGATGTCCGCTGCGGCGACGTCACCGCCAGCGATGTACGTCCACGTGTCAGCGAGGAGCGTGAACGGCTGCGTGAACTCGGCAAGGACGGTGCTGCCAGCACCGAGGATGCGGTGGTATGCAGTCCCTGACACTTCGCGGTCGGAGCGGAAGTAGGCAGCCGTGACCCACGGCTGCCCAGCCTCGATGGGATCAGGAACGATGAAGGAGTTCGTCTCACCAGCAAGCGGACCAGCGGACCCGCTGGTCGGTGCGGTCGTCACCTCATGGCGTCGGTACGTGTCGGACTGAGTCGTGTCGTACAGGACAGGGCCGTCTACCGCGCTGGTCACGTTCGAGCTAGTGACTGCACCGTCGTCACCTGTGTCGAAGTCCCAGCCAGTAGCGTCCAGCGCCCGGGGGTCGGTGCTGATGCTGTAGCGGAGCAGGTCGTAGTGCGGGATCTCGATGAGGAGGTTCGCGACACCGAACTCCATGTTGGCCACCACGTCGCCTGGGTCCAGGTCCCAGGCGACAAAGGGCTCCATGGTTGCAGCGTCAGGCGGTGCCACGACAGCACCGGACAGGCGCTGCCATGTCCCGTCCGCCACGACGGACCCTTCGAAGACGACATCCGATGCCACCGGGTCACCTTCGCTGTCTCGGAAGTTCGAAGTCAGCCGGATGACGCCCACTTCCGAGCGCACGTAGACGGAGCCCTGGTAGATGGTGCCAGGGCTGACCTGTGTGTAGTCGCTGGAACCGGTTGGTGCCACGGTGTAGGGGGACGACGCATTCGAAGACGTGGCTATGGCGCGGCGGAACCCGAGACCGAGGGGACCACCCATGGTCACATCGGACTCCACGTCAGCAACCCCACCACCCGAGAACTCCCACCCGAGCATGCGAGGGTTCACTGCCAGGTTGCCCCGGTAGGAGGAGCACGTATCGGCCATCCGGACGAAGTAGTCACCAAAGTTCCGCACTCGCATACGGAGCTGGTACTGCTCGCCAGGGATGAGTCCCGTGATCTCCCGGCAGGCGATCTTCTCCGGGTCTCCCGGCAGCCAGTCGAACCGGATACCAGGGTCGTCCGCCATGCTGCCGGGCCATGCCGTGATAGTTCCTGACGTGGTGGTCCATGCGTCCAGTTCCGCCTGGCTGACCGGCACCTCCAGCGTGTACGGCTCGGCGAAGCCGGGCGGGAGCACCTGGAGGGGCGGGCATGACGCGAAGATGCTCAGGCGGTCACCGAAGCATCGGCCCTCCTCCGTGCCGTTCAGTGCGCTGTCCAGCCATGACAGACCGGCCTGGAGAGCGGCCTCGTCCTTGGCGAACGCGACGCCGTTGACCCGGATGTCCTTTCCGGCGAAGCGCGACCCCACGACGACCGATCCATCACCGGACAGTTCAGCGGACTCAATGCTCCGCGTGGAGTCATCGATGCCCGCGAAGCCCAGGGGATACACCCCGTAGAAATCAGCAGTCGCCGGGTCGGTCGGGTCGTACCAGGGTGCGTTGTCACCCTCAGGTGTCGTGTAGCCGTCAGGGTCGCCCACGGCAGCCTCTAGGCCGTCGCAATCCTCACACCCTCGCAGGCCCATGGTGGGCGCGAGGTTGTCCGTGTACGCCTTGACTCGGGCGGCGTTGACCAACTCGATGGTCTCACCATCGTCGTTGGCCAGCGCCATGTAGCCGGGGTACGTCACGTGATCTCCTACTTCCCTCGTGCCGCAAGATCGTCCATGAGCTGTAGAGCGACCAGCCTAGGGTTAGCGTACGGAGTGACGATGGTGATGCCGCCCACGTCGGTGACCGGTCGTCCTGGCGATCCACCCGTACCTGTGCTGGCGGCCTGGTCTGCGAGGCCACCCACGGGGGTGTTCAGGTTGCCGGGGAGCGCTGCGTTCGCCAGCGAGTTGGTCGCCGCCGTCACGTCACCGATGCCGTTCGCCAGTCCATCGACGAGACCTTCGACGATGTTGTGCCCGAACTCTTCGAACACCTTGGAGGGCGAGCCGATGCGCAGGATGCTCGCGAAGGTGGCCGCTGCACGCGCAGCCAGGTCCCGGAGGTAGTTGATGATGTCGCTACCCCGGCTGACGATCCCGAGATACAGCCCTCGCATGATGTCTATCCCGATGGCGGCGAAGCGGGCCGGTAGCTTCGCCACGCTGGCGACGGCGCGACCGGCGAGGTTTCCCAGTGCTGTGAGTGCCCGTGATGCGCCGTTCTGGATTGACCTAACGAACCGGCCGATGGCGTTAGACGCAGTCGTGGGCAGGCGACGAAGGGCAGCGCCCGCGTTGTCGATCGCGTTGCGGACGTTCTGCACAAGGTCACGCAGCGCTTTATGCGCCCTCTTCTGAAGGTCGATGAATGCCTTCACGGCACGAGCGTTGTAAAGCGCAGCCTGGATAGCCCACTCCTTGACGAGCGCCACCGCCCGAGCCACGAAGTTGTTGATGGCGATGATGACTCGGGCCAGAGCTTCACTGATCGACCTGTTCACGTTGGTGAAGATGGTGCCGACCGACTTGCCGAAGTCGCTGAGGGCCTTACCCACTATCTTCAGGGAGTCGGTGACGTCCTTCGGGAACCGAGCGAATGCATCGCCTACGGCTCCGAAGAAGCCCGCGATGGCGTCAGCGACAGCGCTGAGGACTGCCCGGACAGCCAGGTCGAAGTTGGCCAGCGCCAGCGAGGTTGCCGCCACACCATCCTGAATGGCCAGCCAGAGCTTCACTGCTTGGATGGTGACGAATTCGAAGGCCGGGACGAGCGTGTCACGCAGGTCCATCCCCCACTGGGCCGCGACGCTCCCCAGGCTGCCGATACGCTCGATGGCGTCACCGACAGCGCTGGCGAATCCGGTGACGGACTCGATCACCCACTGCGCGGTGCTTGCCATGGACGCAAGGTAGATGACTGCGTTTGACAGGAAGCTGAGGAAGTCGTTGAAGCTCTGGCGGGTGAACGAGTTATCCAGCGTGTCGAACAGGACGATGATCGTCCGCACGAACGTCCCGAAGGTGCGCAGGGCGTCCACACCGTCTCGGAACCACTGGAGCAGCGCATCTCGGCCACCCTGGTCGGAGATCCAGGTGTTGAACTCGTTGACGATGTCACGAATGCTTCCCAGGAGCGCTTCCGCCGCGTCCGCACCTCCCTCGCGCCACAGGTTCCCCAGCGCTGTGCCAACCTCCCCAGCGATCTCATAGAGGATGCCCAGGAGGTCGATCGCGCGCTGGAGGAAGTCATTGATCGCGGTCTGACCAGCCACAGAGTTAGTCCAGGCGCTGAACTGGGCTAGGACGCGGTTGATCCCATCGAGGAACCGGTCCGCAGCAGGTGTCGCTGCGGCGAACAGCCCCACGAGCCCGTCGCCCAGGTTCGCCACGAGGTCCAGGATGCGCCGGAAGGTGCCAGGGATGGTCTGCCCCAGAGACTCGAACGTCTCGGCAAGTGGCCCTCCAGGACCGATGGTCCGGATGACGTCGGACACCCAGTCCCGGAACACCGCAGCCACCGAGTTCAGGAACGGCCCGAGTGGTCGCAGTGCGGCCACGAGTCCTTCGAGCTGGTTGGCCAGGTCGGAGAACAGGGTCTCCCGGACCCCGTCACGCACCTCACTCAGGAATGACGTGAAGGGGGCGAATGCCTTGACCTGCGCCTTCGTCATGTTGTTGAACGCGAGCACGAGCACGCTGATGCCTGCGCCGAGGGCGGCCACGGCGGGGATCAGCGCGACGATGCCACCGAACAGTGCGCCACCGATACCCACCGCGAGTGCCGTGACGGCAGCGAACAGGGTGGAGAGGCCAGCCGCGAAGGTCCCCATCACTGCGACACCTATGGTGAAAGCGGCGCTGAGGGCGAGTAGCTGGATCACCAGGCCGTCGATTCCGCCCGCGCCGAGACCGCGGATGTTGTCACCGATGAGCCGGAACCCGCCAGCGAACTCGATGAGCGACGGGAAGCGAGCGATCACGTTGCCCAGATTCTCGAACCCGTTGGCGATCAGCCCAAGGCCGCGCCCGATGACGTTGCCGACCAGGCGCTCGATACCGGCTGAGACGATTCCCACGAAGTTGAGGAAGTCGTTGCGCGACCCGCGCAGGGTGGAGCCCCAGAAGCGGTCGAAGATGCGCGTCGTCCGGCGAAGCCGGGAGTCGATGTTGCTGGCCAGGGTGTCCCCGTAGTCGCGCCCAGCCCGCGCTGCTGCTGCTTGCAGTGAGCGCCGGAACGGGCTGAGGTCAGCATCGACATCTACTGTGGCCCTACCGACTACGGGACCAACCACGGGCGTCTCCCTACTGGATTGTTGCTTGGGCCTTCATGAACATCGCCATCTCGTCTTCCACTACCGCCTCCGACACCCGCGTGCTTCCTGGGAGAGGCTTCGAGATCTCAAGGTTGATCGCCTTGATGGCCTCGTCCGCCGAGCCCCCTAGGGCACTATTCTGGATGGTCTTCAGCAGGAAGGCGAAGATCGCGTTCAAGAAGCGGTGGAAGGGGAGCTCGAACGGGTCGAGCCCGCGCGACGCGAAGTCGCCGTCGAACGCTTCCCAGTAGCTGCCCGCGTACCCGATGAGCCGGATGCGGGCATCGTAGGGGTTTCCTGAGACCAGTCCTCCAGCAGTGCGTCGAAGACCTCCATCATGTCCATGATGTCGAAGCCGCTGTTTTCGGTCGCCAGGAGTCGCCGCATCCGTGCCGCGTCCTCATCAGACACAAGCGACGTGACGAACTGGATGAATGGCACAACAGCCGTCAGGCCGCGCTGGAGCTCAGTGCCGCCAGGTGCGTCAGCAGCCGCCTGCATCATCGACATGTGGACCAGGGCGGCAGTTCCTGGGTAGTAGAACTTCGTCATCTCGCCGAGGACTTCGTATTCGACGAAGTTCCCTTCATCGCGCTCGGCACGGCGAGCAGCAGCCTTGGCTGCGTTTCCGAACTTACGTGTGCTCATGCTTCCTCCTTGTTGCTCAATCTAGGAACTCTGTACGGACAGTACCGAAGAAGCCATGGCGCTCCATGGCTCGGTTCAGCGCCTTGGCCAGGAAGTTGTTCGGCGACTGCCCCCGAAAGCGCTTCGCGTACAGCGTGTGTGGTCTGCGCCCCACGTTTCCAGGGCTGCGGTTCACGCGACCGAATGCGATGCCGCGCTTCATGAGTGCTGCACCGATCAGGTAGTTAGTTCGTCCATTCCCGTAGACGGTGCTCGCTCCGCCCGTCCCTCCGATGACGTAGCCGACATGAGGTGCGGTGCAGGAGATGGTCCCTATCGCAGTGGATCGCGTGTACCGGACCCCGTCGTTCCGGATGCCGTTGAACAGCTCGTTCGTCCCCTGCGGGACGCCACGCCGGGCGCTGCGGTAGGCGTCAGTGTTGATGCTGTCTGCCAGGTCCCCGATGTCCGTGTGCAGGAGGCGCTGGATGCCGCGCTCCCGGACTCGGAAGCTCGTCCTCACGCGGGAGACCATCAGGCCCTACCCACGCTGACGCGCCATGTGCCGCCCACCAGGTTCCCGTTCGGTCCCTGGGGTTCGTACGCACCCAGGATCAGGTCCAGGTCGCTATTGTCATCGCAGCACAGGATCGCGGACCGGATCGCAGCCATGGTGGCGATCTGGAGCCGCGACGACTCGAACTGCTGAAGCTGGCTCGGGGGCGACCCGTCAGCGCTCGGCCCTGGGGTGCACTGGATAACCCCGACCTCGATCTCTGCTGCCAGCGTCGTGCCGCAGTTGTTCAGGTCGAAGCTCTGATTCGGAAAGACGGCGGACGGGACAACGGAGTCCAGTCGGACCCACGCCATGCCAGTCATGTAGTCCCAGGTGGCCTGCTGGCCCGGGACGATGCCGCAGAAGCAGTCGCCAGGCATGAGCCCGCGTGTCGTCAGCGTCTCGCACAGGCAGTCGCGCAGTTCGACCATCAGTGGCCAGATGTCGGTGTCTTCGGTGTAGTCGCTCGGGGGAGTGGTTTCGCTCATCAGAACCGCCAGGTGGTGCGTCGCCCCTTGGGGGCATCGGGGGAGTAGATGCCCGAGGGCAGCGTGTTGGTCGGGTTCCAGATCCGGATGTACGAGTCCACGGTCCGCACACCAGTGATGCCTCCCGTGAACATCTCCGGATCTAGTTCCATGGTGATGCCCTGGCGGGTGATGGACTGGACGTTCGCGGGCAGCGCGCAGTCCTTGTTGACGCACGCCTTGGCGAACTCGGCAGCCAGGGTGCCCGCGACGTACGCGCCCACCCCATCCACCTCGTTGCCATCAAGGTAGGTGACGAAGAACGTGTCCTCGCCAGAGTCCTTGTTCATGTCCTGGCAGACAGGCCACGTCCCGCCGTCCGTGCGCACCAGGCGGTTGTTGTTGTCCACGCGGTACGCGCTCGGGTCCAGGGTCACGCCGTCCAGCACCACAGCGTCCACGCGACCCACGTTCACGACCGTGGGCAGGTAGACCTCCTCGACCTTGGTGCAGGAACAGCCGTCGCCCTTGCATCCACAGGCGTTCAGCCACTGACCACCCGGACCTACGTACGGGCTGAAGCCGAAGCTCCCGCCGTACGCGCCAGCGAACAGCACCCCCAGGTCCGGGGCCGTGAGCCACGAACCAGGGATGCAGGACCGGTTGCACGGGCGCACGGTGACGGAGCAGCCACCGACCCGGTACCCGGTGAGCATCCGAAGCGTCTGAGCAGCCAGCGCCTCAGACAGCGCCATGACCTCCGGGGTGATGTCGTCCATCACGTCGGAGGGGCAGGCGTCCCAGTTCACCGGGAAGCACAGGTCTATGGCTGGAGGGATGACGCTGGTCTCGGCGTCGAAGGCGCTGGAGTAGGCAGTCGAGAAGGCTGGCATTAGACCGTCGCCCCCGTCGCATCGACCCAAGCCGCGCCATCCCACCAAGTGGGGATGCCGAGCGTGGCGTCGAAGTACATGAAGCCAGTCAGGACCGTGGTGGGCCGCTGCGCTGTCGTGCCGCTGTTCATCACGCGCCGATCAGGAGCCACGAGAATGGCCCCCTGCGTCGGGTGCGCGTTGGTCACGTACCCGACGCGGGATGACGTGAGGGTTGCGGTGAGCGTCCCGGTGGACGTGGCATACACCTGGTCGCCATCCGAGAACGCTGATGTATCGATGTCACGCACCAGGCCGTACGTCGTGACCTTCCCGTTGTTGTTGTTCGTGATGTCGTGCGTCGCCACGCCGATGAGCTGCCCCTGCCCGACATCAAGCCCGACAAGGACCAGGTTCCCCTGGCCGCCAGTGATCCGAACGGGGCGCCCGTTGAGGATTGTCGCTCCCGTGGTGTTGCGAGCGTTCAGCCACTGCTCGTGTCCCACCTGAAGGGCCACCCCGGAGGTGTCCGACATGACCTCCACCATGCCTTCGTCGGCGTTCCAGTGCATGGCACCAGTGGTGAATGGGGGGATGGATGCGGCCACGTCGAACAGCAGGCCCTCGATCGGGTCGGTGCCATCCGTGCGGCCCCAGATGCTCTCCACGACGGAACGCATGTCAGCAGCGCTGATCTCGCCGCTCGTGTTGTCAGGCAGCAGGGCCAGCACCTCTGCGAGTGTCGCCATGTTTCTCTCCTTCTACGGGATGAGGGCCAGGCCCATGGTGGACCTGGCCCTCATCCTGTCAGGTGCCAATCACGCGGTGTACGTGAAGCCGTCCGTCAGAGTGCTGTTGCCGTTCGGGTGGGCGACCTCGACATCGACCAGGCCGGTACCCGCAGGGGTCTCGGCGGTGATCTCCGTGTCCGACACGACCATGAACGCGGTCGATGGGGTGCCGTCCAGGTTCAGCGCGGTAGCCCCGGTGAAGCCGAAGCCCGCCACCGTGACCGCAGTGCCACCAGCGTCAGTACCCGTGTCCGGCGTGATGGACGCGATGCCAGCACCTGCGACCGTGACGTCGTCCGTGAAGGTGGAGTCGCCTCGGTACGCGATGAACGTGTACGTGTCGGCAGCCTCGTACAGGTGGACAATGTCCGACCCGTCCTCGCTGTAGTCCCACGTCCCGTCCCCGAAGTCGATCCACCACGGGTCCGACCCGGCCGGGTCGGGTGTGAAGGTCACTTCGAGGCCGTTGTCCGCCGTGGTGACGTCGGTCAGGTCTGCGCCGTCCGGGTCGAGCAGCGGGCGTGCGCCACACTCAGCCTCGGGCGGTGCCACCTGAGTGATGATCGCCAGGAGGTGTGTCGTCGGCGTGAGTGCCTGGTTGAGCGGGGCAGGCAGGCTGTCCGCGCCGAGCACCACGTCGTACGGCCCGACGCCCCAGGCGGAGCCGTCGCGCGTGGATGCGTTGGTGATGGTGAAGGTGACCGCGTCGTTCTCGATGGTGAAGTCGCCCAGGACACCACCCTGGAGGAACGGCAGGACGATGTAACCGAAGTTGCCGGTGCCTCCCTCGGTCGTGCAGCCGGAGGTCGCCGGAGAACCGGCCCAGACCTCCAGGGCGAACGCGGTGTCCAGGATGGAGATCGCGGTGTCCTGCGTGAAGCCGATGACGTTGCCGAACGCATCGGTGTACACGTCCTGTCCGGTCATGATGGCGAACAGCTCGGGGTCCACCTGGCAGAACTCGGTCTCGACCGTGTAGCCGAGGAAGGTGGGGACGGCGGGCTCGTAGACGCAGCGCTCACCGGCGGCGTTCGGGAGGTTGATCTCCTCGCCGTCGTCGATGTTGGCCGTGTAGGAGACGGTCACGAACCCCTTGGACGTGACCACGGAGTCAGGCCCGTAGACGGGACGGCCACACCCGTCGAGACGGGTGACGCGCATCATCCGCCCACGGACGAAGCTAGAGCAGACGGTAGGCATGGATTACTCCTCGACCAGGTTCTTGATGTCGTCACGCGACAGGTCGTCCGTGATCTCTGCGCCCTGGGCTGCTGCGTACTCAGCCCAGGCTTCGCGTGACCCGTTACCGCGAGGCTTCGGGATCTCCTCTGTGCGGGGCGCAGAGGGGGTGGGGGAGGGCTCGGGGTACACGACGCCCTCCTTGATGTGATCGACGCCTAGAGCAGCGTCCACGACCTCCTGAGGGGCCATGTAGCCGCTGCGGGTGGTCTTCACCACCGTGGCAGGAAAGCCCAGGCCCTTGGCGGCAGCCAGGAGAGCCTGGGCATTCGCCTTGGAGCGAGGGCCGTGGAACGCATTCGCCATCAGACCAGCTCCGTCTCAACCAGGATCGCCACGAGCATGCACTCGGCGGTGACGGCGATCATGCGCTCAGCCAGAGCGCGCTGGAGGTTCAGGTGCTCGCTCGCGCCGAGGACCCGGTTCACGATGACGGGAGTGCGCGCGATCGTGACGGCACCGGTCATGTAGATCCACGCCTCCCCGTCAGCGGGGGGGTCACCGCTCGGGTCGGCCATGCCCAGGTACCCGCCGCCGTTCGCGACAAGAGCGCCCTGCTTGGTCGTGATCGTGAAGTCCAGGCCGAAGGTCAGCGCCTCCTGCGTCAGGCCGATCGAGGCCACATGGCGGTCCATGTGCAGGACTGGCGTGCCGCCGTAGTTCGCGCCCGCGTACCCCTCCAGGACAGCGATGGCCTGAGCCACCGTGAGCGCTGTACCAGGAGTCGGGGTGATGTCGGTTGCGCCAGCGAAGACGTGCTCCGCCATGCCCTCTTCGACCGCGATGTGCTCGGTCAGCTCCAGGCCGTGGCGCGCCCAGTCCGAGTCGTCGTCCACCATCCAGGTGCACTCGACGCCCTTGTAGACAGCGAACGGGGTGCCGGTGATGACGTCGATCTCGTCGAACGTCTTCTCGGCACGCTCATCGGCAGTGAGGCATGCGGGGTCGTCAAGGCTGGAGGCAACACCGCAGTTCTCGGACAGGTACGTGGCACCAGATGCGCCAACGTGCACATCAGCGTCGCGCACAGTAGCGACCGCGTACAGACCGCCCGCAGCCGGGGCGACCGCAGGAGCCTCGATGTAGACAGGGTTAGCAAGGGGCATCCGCCGACCTCCTTTCCATCAGGAGATGAGGGGGTGCCGCGGCGGGCAGCACCCCCTCATCGGGAGATCACGCCTCGACGTAGGCCGGGGGCTCCTCGCCGAAGTCCTGGTTGATGATGGCGGCTGCCGTCAGGCCGGTGACCGCGAGGTCGATGGAGAGGCGACGCGGGTCGTGGCAGACGTTGGCGAGAGCCACACCCTCCTCCGCGAACAGCGCGGTGTAGGTGTTGGTGCTCAGGCCGACCGAGTCGTACACGGCGTCCAGGCGGATCACGTCGTCGGTCAGCATCACGAAGGTGCCAGCCGGGTACATGATCGTCTCCAGCGTGTCCGGGTAGTCCGTGGCGATGCCCTCGCTCGTGACGTCCAGCGGCTGGTAGTTGTACAGCCACTGCACCCGCAGACCGCGCGTGGTGAAGAACGAGTCCAGCATGGAGTCGGTGACGTTCACCATGTCCACGCCGGTCCGGTTCGCCAGGTCGGCACGAAGCGCCGGGCGGACCCAGAACGGGAGCAGAACCTCCAGCGTGGCGGACCGCGCCATGCGGAACCGCTCGCGCTCACCCTCAGCCACCAGCTCCAGAGCGTGGAGGATCGACAGGGCGTTGGCCCACACGTCGTCCACGGCGATGGCCGGGCCGGTGATGGCCTCAGCCGCAGCGATCATCCGCGCGGAGACCGCGTGGCGCTGAGCGATGAGGACACCCTCGATGTACCGACGGATCAGCTCCGGGTACGCGGCGTTGGTCAGGATGCCAGCGCTGATGCAGACGTACGCGGCGTCGAGACGAACGTCCTCGAACGGCGGGCACTCCACCTCGATGCAGGTCTTGACGGTGCCAGCCTCAGCCTCAGCCTCGGTCTGGAACGCGGTGACCGCGTAGGCGTAGAAGTCCTCGAAGTTCGGACCCTTGGTGAAGTTGATGCCACCACGGTTGACCTGAACCTCGGGGAGGTCCCAGAGGCCGTCAGTCGACTCGATGGAGCAGAGGTCGTACAGGGTCTCGGACGGGGCGCACCAGCCGCCAGCAGCAGTGAGGGAGCCACCCGGCAGGCGCGACTCCACAGACGCGGCCTGGATCAGGTCCTGCGTGCTGCGGTAGTTGTCGATGCTCAGGCCGTCAGAGCGCTGCTTGGTGATGTGTGCGACGCCGTAGCGGTTCTGGACGCTGCCGACCTTGCCGCGCGGCATGGCCTGGAAGCGCTCCATCGCACCCTTGGTGACGTCGTCCAGGTCCTTGAGTACAGCGCCCATGGAGTAGCCAGCCGAGGGGGCGTCGGCGGCGGCGGTGATGACGGGGAGTGCCTGGTTCGGGATCTCGGGCACGGTGGTTGCCGACGCGGCACGCTTCACCACTCGGGTCTTCTCCTTCTTGGCGTTACCGCTGGCGGTGACCAGCTCCTTGGCCGGGTCCTCGACCTCGACCTCAGGCTCCGGCTCAGGGGTGGGGACCTCAGCAACCGGCTCCGGCTCGGGGTCGTCCTCGACCTCGGGCTCAGCGGTGACCTCGGTGGCCTTGGCGCGCGCGCTGGTGCGGCGCTCGGCAAGGGCGGTGGCGGCAGCGGTGGCCTCAGCCTCAGCCTGCGAAGCGGCGTCGATGAACGTGGTCAGCGCCTCCAGGCGCTCCAGGTTCTCGTCAGTGAACTCGTCGTCAGCGATGGCGTTGACGGTACGAGCCTCCTCGCGGGCCTGCGTGAGGGCCGCTGCAAGGTCGGCAGCCGAAAGGGCGGCCAGATCCTCGGGGATTACGAACATTTCGCACTCCTTCTGGGTACGGATGGGGCGTGTAGATACTGCACGCGCCCTTCGGGCACCCAGTCGTGCGACTTGCTTCTGACATGAGGATAGCGCTTGCCGTCAACATCTAGGCAAGCGCTATCCCGTGTGGACTAGTTCGGCTCGTACTTTCCACCCTTGGTGGCGACCTGGTACTTGGCCTCCGTCTCGGACCGGTAGGTCGCCGTCTTCCCGTTCGGGTACGTGACCTTGTAGGACTTCGACGCGCCCTTCTTCTTACCGCAGTTACATGCCATCTCTGCTCCTTGGTGTGTTCTCAGTCGACTCGCTCGCTGAGGCGCTTGCGCTCCTGGGACCGGAACCGGGACTTGGACTTGCGTGTCTTCTGCCGGAACGCGAGTTCCTTCTCCACAGCCTTGGCGAACTCCTTGGCGGAGATCGGGTCCGTCTGCTCTACGGCCTTCTCTGTCGCGGTGCGCTCCACCATTCCTGCCGCCACCAGCGCCGTCTGCACACCAGCAGCAGCGGCGAGGGAGAGGCGGGGGACCGGGAAGCCCGGGACGTTGACGGCGAGGGCGGCCACTAGCTCCAGGTCGCCACCGATGCGACGCCAGTCCCCGGACAGGTTGCTCGCCTTGAAGGACCGGATCTGCTCCGGCGTGAGGTTCGGTCGCATGGCCCCAGAGAACCAGATGCCGAACTCGTCCTCACCGGTGACCACGTCCGCCACGACGGCGTCAGTGTTGTCGTAGTGCGCGATGGCCCCCATGGCGCTGGCCTTGTCGTTCGCGTGGCCGATGCCCATGGTGAGGTTCCCGACCGGGATCTCACCCTGATCCGTGTCGATGACACCAGTCCGGAAGTAGGCGTAGTTCGTGGCGCTCGGGGGAGCGGCGGTGCACTCGTCGCCACGGTTGATCGACAGGCCCAGGCCCGTGTGGCAGGTGCCCCACTGGGCGATGTGCCCGAAGACTCGACCCTCCTCGGTGACGGTGACTGGGGTGGGTGCGGTCAGTTCGGGGTCAGCGAACCAGGCAGCGGGAAGCGTGGTGATCTCCTCGTCAACGATGGTGAAGGCGGATGCCATGACGGAACCCTCGACAGAGCGGGTGCCGTGGCGGCCAGGCCAGGTGCCCAGCGCAACGTGGTGCAGGTTCGCGCAGGTCCCCGCCAGCCACTGTGGGTTGGCGATGTACTCGCGGAGCTGTCGGCGGCACCGGTTGAAGTCGCCAGGGACGCCCCAGCGGATCTTGGCCGCACCAGGGCCGCGTGTCCAGTAGTTCCGCAGGCGCTGAGTCGGAACCGGGTGCGTGATCCAGCCGGGGCCGTCCTTCGTCCCGGGGGCAAACGCGCTGGCGGTCAGGGACTCGGGCGGCTCCTCGTCCAGGCGTCGGTACGCGGCGACCAGTCGACGCTTGCCTGTCGCGACGGCCGCATCGGGGGCGTCTACCTGGTTGATCCGCGCGGCGGCGTTGTGCACAGCAGCGCGGTTCAGGTCGCCGTTCGGCTCCAGGATCGGGACCGCGTAGCGCTCCTTGGCAGTGCCGAACGACTCACCCCGGTCCACGACAGTGCTCCGAACCCACTCCTCGTCGGTGAAGCGGGAGGCACTGCCATCCCACGCCGCGTCGGAGATGGCGAATTCGACCATGGTCGCGTAGTAGCCATCAAGCTCCTTGGCGACACAGGGCTCACAGCCAGACGAGAGCAGGACGTCCCAGTCGTCGTCCTCTGGCATGGGGTCGCCGCCCAGGAGCGCGTACGCCCCGGTGAAGGCAGGGATGTCCACGAGCGTGGCTGCGCGGATGCGGCCAGTGACGTCCATGCGGAACTGCTGACCAAGCTCCATGGCCTGCTCAGGGTCGTCCAGAAGCTCCATGGTGGTGGAGTCCAGGTCCACAGATATGCCCATGCGGCCCTCCGCCAGGAGGCCGGTCACCTCGTCCGCCTCAGCGGTGTTCATGAGGTTGCCGGACCAGCGGATCAGGTCGCCGTCCTGCCAGATGTCGGTGATGGTGCCGACCCGGACAGCGCCGTCGTGCTGACCAGCGTCCGCCTTGACCCAGCGCAGGGCCAGGGGAGGGTCGTCCCATGTCGCCTCGGTGATCTGCCGCCCGTCGCCAGCGCGCTCACCCAGGGGTACGAGAACGCCACCAACAGGGAGCGGGTCGAAGGCGAACTCGTGCTCGGTCTCCATGACGGGGGCATCCATGTCGATAGCGAAGGTCTGTGCGCTCATCTCTTCTCCCTGGACCGGGCGTACGACGCACCGGCAGTTGATCCATACCTCAGGTGGGCCGATGGGCTGCCCCGGGAAGTTCAGTTCCCACTGTCCCACCGAGAAGGTGTCCCCGACAGGGCGCTGGACACCCTGAAGCGGTCGGTGCAGGGTTCGCACGTCCTCATCCCGCATCGTGACCCACTCCAGGAGCACGGACCCATCCGACTGGGCCGCGACAGCCGTCGTGGCAGCGTTGATGGCGTACGTGGCGACCCAGCGGGCGATCCGATCCACCTGGACATCGCTCGGAGGGTCGGTCGGGGGAGTGGTGAGCGCGAGAGAGGCAGCCAGATCGGCCAGGAACGCGCCAGAGGGGGGGATGTCGGAGCCTAGGGCCTCCACCGTGTCGTCCCACACCCGAATGGCGGCCTCTATGGTTCCAGAAAACATGTTTTCTGAGCCGAAATCGGCCAGCGCCTGACGCACCGGCCCCATCAGGAGGTCGGCAGCGCTGACCATCTGCTCGCTCCGCTGCGCGATGAAGGTTTCGATGCCGTCGTCGAAGATCATGCGGTCGCCTTCAGCAGGTTGACGAACCCGCGCATCATCTGCGGGTCGTGAGGCTTCTGTTCCACCAGGATCGCCCGCGTGTAGGCGTCCAGACACGCGGTCAGGCGCTCAGAGTTGACTCCCCAGCGGGTGGCGAAGCGGTCCACAGCGCTCCAGGCGTCCTCCAGAACGAAGTCCAGCGTCCCCGTGTCTACCTTGTGGAACATGTACGTCTCCGAGGCTGCCACTCCAGGGATCTTGCGCTGCGTCTTGTTCTTCAGACGGTTCCCGGCACGCTCCAGAGCCCGGAAGACGAGCACTTCACACGCTGCGAGCATCGCTATCTCGTTCTCGTCCGGGATGTCACGGCGTGGGTGGTCCTCCAGGGATGGCGTGGGGCGTGCCTCCTGGATGTCAGGCCGGTCGGCGGGTGCATCTGGGTTGTCCCGCACCTCCAGCTCGATGCCGAGCGCCCGCAGCGCGGCCTCCACGATCTCGGGGGTGGTCTGCCCAGAGGCGACCTTGTTCAGGAACCAGCGCTTGTGCTCCGCCTCGTCCTGGATGTCGTCCGACTTGAAGCCGGTCTCGATGGCCAGGGTCTCCGCGCTCAGGACACCCCGGTCCCACAGCTCCAGGGCCTCCTCAGAGCGGTTAGGCCGCAGGCGCATCTCCGAGGTGTCCACGCCAATGCCGTACGCGCGAGCGTCCTCCGGTGGCAGCGCAGCCACGCCGTCGTCGCCCTCGACCAGCATGGGGCGCAGGTAGCCAGTAGCCACGTCGTCCGCGATGCGGTTCAGCAGCGGCTCTGTGTGGGACTTGATCGAGGACTCATCGATCGACCAGGAGGACCAGTGGTTCGTGTCACCCTGGCCGGTCAGGATCTCCGGGGGCATGTCCATAGACAGCGCGAGACGCCGGATGGCCTCGGTGCGCAGTTCGATGGCGTGGTTGTCCAGCTCTGACCAGAACTGGAGGTGGTGAACGTGCTCGATGACCTCACCGTCAGCGGTGACGACGATCGGGACCAGCGCGCTGGCGTCCTCGCGGTTCATGATGGCGCGACCCATCACGTCCTGGAGGACATCCACGAACGCATCGGCGTTGCCCGTGATGGTGTTCCCGTCCTCCGTCTTGACGGCGAACGTCATCTGGTTCGGGAGGAACAGGATGCCCGCGCTGGACAGTCGAGAGTCCACCTGGGCTGCGACGTGCATCGTCAGGCGCTCGATCTCGGACAGGATCGGCAGGGCAGCACGAGAGGGGGAGGTGGCTGCGGTGTTGTCCACCGGGTGCGGTCGCCAGATGCGCATCATGAACGGGTCGCCAGAGACAGGCTTGCCGTTGATGGCGTAGTCGTCGCCGGTCTTCTTGATCCGGCTGGGTGCCACGACCTGCCACTGCTCCTGGTCACCCTCCTCGAAGCCGACCACCCATGCTTCACCAGCGACCGTGTAGTGCACGCCGATCTGCTGGAGCGCCGTGGAGCGTCCCTGCTCGTCGTAGAAGAACGAGTCAACCAGCCGCGATGCCGGGTGGTCAGGGTCCAGACGACGCGGACCGTCGCCGTCGTCGAAGGTGGCGTACAGCTTCGCCCGGGACAGGAGGTTCCCGACCCAGTTCACGGCGTAGGCGTACTCGCCCACCGTGTTGTAGAAGTGCCACGCGGCGTCCTGCCAGCCGGTGCCGGAGCGGGCGATCTTGTTCGGGTCCACCCCGCGCGTGATGCGCCTGGCACTGGCGACCAGGCTCTTGCTCGGCAGCGGGTCATCCCCTCGGGTCTTCTTCAGACGTGCCATTCCTTACCCCCGTGCCTTGATAGCGAGCCATGCTGCGGCGAAGGATGCCGCTAGCCAGCCGTTGACGATCCACCACGCGGGGTGCAGGTCTGTCACCACGGCGAGGATGAGATTCGGTGCGACGATCCACGGTGCAGCGCACCACGGGCAGTCCACCAGCTTGTACCAGGGGCCATCGTCCGTGATCTTGCTCCACTGGATTCGCATCCAGACGACGGGTGGCCACGTGTCGTGCACAACAAGGTTCACAAGCCTGGCGGTGGACAGCGCGCCGACGATGACGGCGGCGATGATGTAGAGGATTTCCGTCACGACCATGAGCGTACCGTTGGGCGGCTCAGGCGAGCAGGGGCCGTGATGACCGCTGGCTGCTTCTTGCGGGTCATCGACACATGCCGAGGGACGATCAGCCCGGACGCAGTGCGGATCTCGGCGGGTCGGGCATGCTCGGTCAGTTCGTGCATCCCATGCACCAGTGCGTCCAATCGGTCGGGGGAGGAGCCCTGCCCTGGAATCCACTGCGTGAGCTGTTCTTCCAGTTCGGTCAGGCCGGGCAGGTGGTGAACGTGGCCCTGCTCGTACAGGGAGAAGACGGGCTCGGCGCGAATCCACTTGCCTCGCCGGGAGTTGACCTCGCGCACGCGCGGGAACTTGCTGATGTTGTCCAGGGTGGACTTCACCATCTCACCGCCGTAGTTATCCTCCACGACGATGGCGTCAGCGGACCAGTGGTCGTACAGGTCCACAGCTCGGCGTGCCCAGCGCTCAGGGGTGTAGTGCCCGGAGGCGTCCTGGAGGACGTAGAACTCGTTGCCACGCTTGCCGATGACGATGATGCCGGTCTCGTCGGACTTGCTGTGCGACGTGCCAGCGGGGTCGATGCCGATGACGATCCGGTCCATCTCGGCGGCGAACTCTTCAGCGGTTCCTGTGGGCTTGTGCTTGCTGCTCTCGATCAGGTCCCAGGTCCAGAGCGCGCCCTCGATGTCTTCGAGGAGTTCGCCGTGGAGTTCCTGGCGACCGAGACGGGTGCCCTCGAACTTCTTCAGGATGCGCTTGGCGAACTTCGGGTCCAGGTTCTTCAGGTTCGCGTACGTGGACACTCGCGTCGTCACGGTGTCCTCGTCAGCCAGAAGCTCCTTCAGCCACTTGATCGGCAGGGGAGTGGAGGTGACCAGGGCCTTGGCACCCCCCGGAACATCCAGACGCAGGCCGAGGGTGAGGTTGTCCCACACGTCGCTGATCAGGGGCATGTGCGCTGGCTCGTCCAGCCATGCGGCACCTGACTGCGGGCCACGCAGGGAGTCCGGCTCCTCGCCGGAGAAGCCCAGGATCTCCGCGCCGTTCGCGAAGGTGAACTTCTTCTTCGACGGCTCCCAGGTGTAGGAGATCTTCGCGCGCTGGCACACCATCTCCAGGCCGGAGTCACCTTCGACCATGGTCTCCCGGACGTCCACGCCGCGACGCCCCACCATGACCATGCGGGGGACATGTTCGCTCATCTTGCGCAGCCACTCGGCCGCAAGGCGTGTCTTACCGCTGCCTCGACCAGACACACAGGCCCAGGTGGACCAGTCGACACCTTCTGGTGGCCACTGGTCCCCCCGGGCGTGCGGATAGTCGGCACCCTTGTGCGGTTCGCCGTCGCAGGTTCGCCCCCGCTTGCAGTACCAGAGCTTCGGGGGCTCCTTCATCGACTCCAGCATGGCCAGGGCGCGCTCTTGCGCCTGAGGGGTCCACTTGCGGAACTCCTCCGGGTCGAACTCAGCCATTGCTACGGGCACGAAGCGCCTCCCTGTGCTTGCGGTACTCGATGACGCAGGCTCCGTGCCAGTAGCCACCGAACTGACGCAGAGCACGGTCGCCCATGTGCAGGGTCTTCCCGCACCGGGAGCACCGGGTGACGAACCGCATCTTCATGTGCCAAGGATGGCATACCTCTACTTAACGTCCCAGGACCCGTACCCCTCACCGTCATCCAGGGTCTGCACCCAGTACTTGTTGGCGGGGTCCTTCCGGTTCACCCAGTCAGGGTGGGGGCTGTCGGACAGGATCTCCTTGGACGACTCGCCCAGATCAGTAGCGACGAAGGCAGCCGTGGCGCGGCGCATGTACGCCGGGGGGGAGAGGCCCCGAAGGCGAGCGGCCCGTCGTAGCGCCAGCATGAACTTCAGGCCGCCCTGGACCTGCATCTTGCTGTACTTGCGCTTGTTCACACCCTGAACAGCGCGCTTCTCCCATCCCTCCCGCTTGCCCGGGTCAGGGCCTGCGGCGTTCTCCTGACGCTTCCTCACTGCCCGCCCTCCAGGATGAAGCAGGGCATGAACGGACGCGCATGATCGTCACCACGGGGGAGTGGCATCGACATGGCCTCGATCAACTCTCGCTCGAAGCTGTCCCAACGTTCCTCAGGTACTGGCTGAAGGGTCTCAGGAATCTTCACGTACATCGTCGATCACCTCCACGTCGAGAATGTCTGCCTCTTCCAGCTCCCCGTGCACCTGCCGGGCCATGGCCGAGACCCACTGCTCGATCTGACCGGCGGCAGGGTTGTACGTGACGTTCAGCTTCTGCGGAGCGTCAGCGCCGTACAGCTTCGTGTGCCGGTCGATGACGACCATCGCTGTGCGTGCGTACGCCAGGTGGTCAGGGTCGGACGGGTTCGTGGCACGGCGCATCAGGGAGGACAGGATGCGCTCCATGCGCCGAGCTTCCAGGAAGCGGATGTGGTCCACGTCCTCTGTGGACTTCGACTCCATAGCCAGCGCTGTCTCTACGGCGATCTGCGCGTCCCGGTTGGTCTTGAACTCCAGGATCTTGGCGATGTCCCCCCACCCAGCGCCATCGATGCGTAGCTGGAGTGCAGCAGCGGCACGGTTCTTCGGGACAGTAACCTCCTGGGGGTTCTCGATCTGGTCGGCCTGCTTGATCATGTCCTTCGACGCCTTGCCGCGTGCGGCCCTCTGGCGTTCGACCCGCTCGCGGTCCTCCTTCAGCGCTTCCAGTTCCTTCAGCTTCCGCTGCGCCGGTACGGGCATTACTTGCTCCCATCCGAGGACCAGCCACAGCGCGGGCAGGCACACACGTGCCCGGAGCGCTGCTTGGCGAACTCCTCCTCGTTGAACTCCAGGGGTCCCTCCAGGGAGGCCCGGAGGATGTCCAGGTCACCGTCCTGGTAGCCGGTGCCCATGAGGCCCATGTCTGTCTCCAGCAGGGACTCCAGGGTCTTCAGCATCAGCGCGGGGTCATCCCGGCCGAGCCGGGTGGTGCGGTTGTCTCCGACACGAATACGGGCGCGCTGGTAGTCGTCCGTGACGTGCACCTTCAGCACGGGGATCTGCTCAGCCCCGAGGGAGTGCAGCGCGTCATACCGGGTGTGCCCGGCGATGAGCATGCCGTCCTGGTCGGTGATGACTGCGCCGTAGAAGCCGTTGGAGACGATGGACTCCACGACGGCGTCCACGTCCCCGGAGTTCTCGTTCGTCGGGTCGGGGCGCACCGTTGAAATGTCAACGAGATGCTTCTCGGAGTCGGGGTGGAAGTAAACGCTCATAGCTCTATCCGGGGGTCGGGGAGGTGTCGGTTCAGCAGCCAGCGCAGGCCCTTGCCTGGGGTGCCGCCGAGCATCTTCAGGATGGCCGCCTCACGGGGGGATACCTTGACGCACACCGTGACGGTCTTGGATGACGGGTCGGAGACGTTCATGTCAGTTCCTCGACGATGATGTCCACGCCCGGGGGGAACTCCGGTGTCTCGTAGCGCTTCTTCGCCGTGAGGCTCACGACCAGCGAGTCGTCTGTCAGGACGGTCGGCTGGAGGGAGTCCAGGACAGCGCGGCAGAGCTTGTCCAGGTCTCCTGTGGAGCGCATGTGCGGGTAGAGCCGGTTCTTCGCAGCCGCTGGGCGGGGAAAGCGGAAGGCGAGCGTGACGCGCACGGGTGTGTCGAACAGGGGAGGGGTCGCCCCGTAGTCCCGGGTGATCTGTGCGCGGATCTCGCCCATCCACGTCTTGACCTTGGTCTGCTCGATCATGCGGCCGTTGCCCACGTGCCGCAGGGACCCCTTCGGCAAGGGCTTTCCGTAGGCGGTCAGTTCGAACTTCATGCCGCCTCGTACGTCTTGGCGAAGATCTGGGGCTCACACCCGTAGAACTCGCCCTCCACGCCACGGATGATGAAGTACCCGGGCCGAGCGGCCATGCGGCCTTCAAGGGTGGCGATCGACAGGTAGTGGTCGCTCTCGCCCTGGCACCCTGGCCCGTCGCAGGTGTAGGTGGCGGTGCCCCCCTCGGAGAGGACCCAGTCGATGATCTCGGTAGCCCCTGCGGCGGTCCCGTCCCAGAGCATCGCCTCGATGACTACGGGGATCTTGCGGAACTTTCGCGCCTTCATGGCTGATCCAGCCGTACAGAGAGAGTTACGTCGTCCGATAGCTCGATCTGCATCATCGGCGCTGCGTTGAAGGCCAGGTTCCCGACGATGAGCGCTGAGACCAGCGCAGAGAATGCCTCAGAGCGGATGACGTCGTCGGTGAGGGTCAGGATGACCTCTCCGAACGCTTCGTGCCCAAGGGCTTCGGCCTTGACGGTGGCGTCCTTGATCTCCTGTACGTCGTCAACGTCCAGGATGGACTGCCAGGTACTGATATCCACGCTTCCTCCAGGTAGGTATACCTAGAGGCTACCTCGGCTCACCACAGACCACACAGCGCCCCTCCATGTACCAAGGGTGCTCACAGCCCTGTTCGTCCGCTGGAGGCGCGTACAGCGCGTGATTTGCCCATGCCGTGGCCAGCGCAGCCAGCGCAAGGAGCACAGGGATGGCCCAGAGCCAGGTCATGCGTAGCAGCCCGTGATCACACGTGAACCGAGGAGCAGGAGCACGACAGCCACGGCCAGGATGGCGACACCGACCGTGACGTAGAAGAGGACGCTCTCCATCCGACTCATCAGAGACCAGCCTCAGGGTCCTGCTTCGCCTCATACGGGGGAGTGTTGATCGTCGGGTCAGCAACAAGATCCTCGATCCGATGACGGATGAAACGCCCCATCATCGCGCTCAGAGAATCCTTCGGGTACAGCGCGGCGAACTCCTTCAGCCACTCATGATCCTCGGACGGTATACGCAGAGTCAGAACCGACGTCATGTATACAGCCTAGCGCTGTATACACCCCCAGCCGTATACAGCCCAGAGTGAGGATCTAGAAAACCGGTTTTCCAGAACCCCACCCCCGACACGAGGGAGGTATACCAGGTAGGTCCCCCACCAGAACCCACACAGTCAGGCGGCATGCACACTGCTCTAGATGTGTGGAACTTTTCCGGTGGAGTGTGGGGGTATCGGGAGAATTTCCTGCTACTCGCGTTACTCACCTCCAGTCATCTAGACAGGTTCATGGAATCTGGGTCAGAAAACCGGTTTTCTGGACTAACGACCCCCCAGAACTTGCCCAATCCCCCCGAACGTGGCACGCTCAGTGGGTCAGTCAAGCAATGTCCACTAGCTAGGGAGCACAACATGACCACTGCAACGGCAAGCCGCCCCGCCAAGGCGGCCACGCCCAAGGCCACCCCCGCGCACACCACGGAGACGCCCAGCCGCGCCACGACGGACGGCAACGGCAAGGCGCTGCGTCTGGACCTTCCGACCCTGGCGTCGGCCTACAAGAGGGCTGCGTCCGCTGGTGAGGGTTCGCGGGTGAAGGCGTATGACGCTGCGGTCCGCGCGATGGGGGTCGTTCCGGACACAAAGTCCGAAAAGGGCGTTACGGTCGCGCTGAAGCCGGAGGAAAAGGCGCGTGAGGTCGCGAGCGCGTTCGGCATCGGCACCGACGGTGGCGTGTTCAAGATGCGCTCACCGCGTATCGCTCAGCTCTTCCGGACGTACACCGCCCAGGGCAAGGCTGGTGTGGACCCGTTCACCAAGGACGGACACGCGCTGTTCAGCAAGTTCGACATGGTCCGCAAGTGGGACGGGGACGCGCTGGACACGGTCGCTACGGCGGTCAAGGCCAAGCCGGAGGACACGGCCAAGATCCTTGACGACGCCATCGCGGCGGGCAAGGCCAAGGCCAAGGCACGGCGTGAGGCCAAGGCGGCCAAGACCAAGGGTCTCGCGCTGTTCGCGGAGGACATGACGAAGTTCCTCCCGAACCTGCGGGAGATCGCAGCCAAGGCGTCGGACGACGACAAGGCCAAGGCGCGTAAGGCGCTGGAGGCGCTGCTGTCGCACCTGGCGTGATCGCCAACGGGGCCGCGCTACCTACGGGTAGCGCGGCCCTTGCGCTGCCGAAACGCCCCTTGGGGCGTCGTCCGGGCGACATCCCGGGCCTGACGAGGCTGTCAGCCAGAAAACCGGTTTTCTAGGGAGAACACATGAGCATCCGTAAGCGCATCCTCGCCTTGCTGGTCACGGGAGTCATGGCAGCAAGTGCCGGGGGTGGTACCGCGCTGTACCAGGCGGACGTTGCCAGCGCACACGCGGGCCACTCGCGAGTGGCGGCGAACGCCTACATCAAGGCCCACGGCGGCATCCCCGCGTGCAAGCACGAGGACGCGGTGCTGAAGGTCAACGGCAAGAAGGTCACGTGCGTGTGGTGGGCCGGAGCGCGCGGCAACGGCAAGGGGGACTCGTTCCTGCACCTGGCCAACGGCAAGTACGTGTACATCACGGGACCGGACGCGAGGCAGATCCGGTACTGACGCGGTCGGTAGCAGAGCCCATCACCACTCTCTGGGGGAGTGGTGATGGGCTCTAGTGCTTACCGCACTCCCCGGAAAACATGTCTCCCGGGGCATCGGAAAAGGGAGTAGCACATGAGTGACCAAGAAGTGCAGTGGAGGCTTGCCTACCGTCAAGCGATGGGGGGCGATGCTCGCGCCACAGTGGAGGTCCAGCGCGCCATGCGTGACGCGGCGATCGTGGATTGCTTCCGGGGCACTTCAGGCCGGAGCTTGCACGTCAGAGCCGTGGAAACTCTGCGAATCCTGGGCGTGAGCACGGGCAGTCCCGGTCGCACACGGGGGGCACTGTCACCCCAACGTGTTGTCCAGGTGGCCAGGGCCTACCACCTGGCAGAGGTGATCGGCCAGGTAGAGACCGGCACGGTTCCCCTGCACCACGACCTACGGACCGTGCTGGCGAGCGAGCTCACCATCGCGCTCACCGAGGCTCAGAAGTGGCTAGGTGGTGCGGGTGCGCAGAGGTTGGCGCACGAACTAAGCGAGATCCTGGAACCCCTGAAGGGGGACGCGCTCATGAGGGCCGCAGAGTCAGCAGTCCGGGACGCGATAGCGCAAGCCAAGCAAGAGAGATCCGCATCAGTGCAGGTTTCGCGTGCGCTGGACACTATCGAATCGAACATCGCGAGCTTGGACGCACAACAGCAAGCGGAGCTAGCAAGTCGCCTGGCGAACATCTCCAGGCGACTTGGATAGCGGGTGCATCGGTAGGACACCCACACTCACCCCGCGTGAGTGTGGGTGTCGTGCTTATCGCACGTCTCAGAAAACCGGTTTTCTGAGAGACCGCAGAGAGAGGGTGGACGGTATGCGCAAGCAACGGCACACGCTCAGAGACAGTCACATCATGGCGCTGGGTACGGTCACGGTCCTCATGGCATCCGTGCTCGTCATCCTGTTCATGGTCGCGACATGGTGAAGGGAACATGCATGGGGACTTACGCGAACGGCGAGGACGTCACGTTCCGCAAGGCGGACGGGAGTCGCACGGTCACCGGACGGTATGCCGGACGGAACCTCGCCACGGGTGAGCTACTGGTTTCGGTGGACAGCCGGTTGGTGTTCATCACGCCGGAGGACATCGAACGGGCCAAGGAACCGGAGCGCATGGTGCTCCCACTTATTGACCTGCGAATGCTCACTCATCGGTCACCGATCGTCGTCGCTCTCACGGTCATGGTGCCCGGGAGCGAGAGGGACATGCGAACGGGTGACGGTGACGGCGACTACGTCCACGTGACACGCACGGTGGCTGGCTTCGACGTCGTGCACGTGGCGTCACAGACAC